CTCCCACAGCAACAGATCAGCGCGGAGTGCATCGTTCTCGGATTCGAGTTGCTTGATCCGATCCTCCAGTTTTCGCACCTGAAAGGCGATTGCGCGGAGTTCGCGTGGATGGTTGCAATCGGGAGACTCCGCTAGGAAAAGGATTCGTTGTTCTTCTTCTGTAAGTTTGTGCGCTTTGGATTGATCATCGTTTTCCAGTTCTTTGGAACAATCGTCAGGAATCACGAAGTATTCCTTCTGTTCCCAATTCCATGTTGGGACGTACAGAATTTCCAACAACGGTTCCATTGATCTTGTAGGTCGAGTTCCGACCTTCTTTCCGTTTGCGTATGCAATCATCACGTTTGCAGCGTTCAGCACTTCTTGTTTTGTCATTTCGTCTCCTTTGCTTTTGCCCACAGTTTAGCGGATTGTTCAGTAGCGTACGGCTCCATGATGTCTCCTGCTGCCGTGAGCGTTTTGATTCTGTCGTTTGCTTGGTTCAGTTCGTTCTTAAGTTTTACAACAACATGATGCGTGTGCTTCATGTTCACTTCGTTTTCCAGCTCAATGATTCGCTTTTGAGCTTCGACCAATTGATCGAAAAGGCTTTTGCTGTTTTGATTTGTCACGGCTTGGCCTCCTTGATGACTAGAAGTACACCCATGTAAACCATCCAAACGGCTCCGATCGGTATCAGCCAAAACAGCCGGAAGATCTGTCCAAAGTCATACTGCCCGCTGGAACGGTATGGCCTGAACATGATGCACAGCAGGATTACGGTGATGAGTGCTGGCACGATCCACGATTTGATTGTGATGCTCACGGTTTGTCCTCCTTGGCTTTGTTCCATTTTGAAACAGTGTGCTGCACTGCATCCAACCGCTCATCGCGCAGCCATGCCTCCATCTTATCTCCCGCCTCCTCCAGCCGACGGATGCGGTCCTGCTGCTTCAGGAATGCGTGAACCAATTCACCCAGCACAAACAGAGTTGGTGCGCCTTTCTGGATTTCAAACGATCCGTCTGAGCGGATCCTCAGAAACTCAGCGTTTGGTTTTGCGTCGTTCCATTTGATAAGTGTTGCGTTGCTCATGTTGTTTGTGTCGCTCACGGCTTGGCCTCCTTTTCTTTTCTTCCTATCTCTTCTCCTTTAAGAATAGCTTCTACTAGACACACATCTCCGTAGTCAACGTGCTCACGGAAGAGTTCGATCTCACGCTCCAGCCGCTTGATGCGGTCGTTTGCTGCGTTGAGTTCGCGTTCGAGTTGGCGAGCTAAGTCAACATCTACGGTTGGATAACCATCTCCTCCATCAGGTTTCCACGCACAATCCGTTCTCGGTGTATCGCTGATCATTTTCGTGGGGTCAGGAATATGATCGCTCATTTCGCCTCCTTGGATTTGCGGTTCCTAGTCCAGTAACTGAACGCATAGTTCTTCACCTTCTTAGCCGCTTTGTGGATTTCTCCGGCTTCCTTCTTGGTGATACTGTAAACTCCGGTACCGCTATCGATGAAGCTCTTGATTTTGTCGCTCATCGGCCACCTCCGAGTGCGTAGTGCAGCACCAGCAGGGCGTCACAGTTCTTGAGCGTGACGTCTAATTGCGGATACAGCTCCTGGGCCTTGCTCTTAAGCTTACGCTTCCATTCAGGACCAGTAGCGCATGAACGCTTGCCACCGAGTCCAAGAGGATCCTGCCAGATCTTGGGTTCGACGCGATGAAGCGCGTAACCTTGAGAGTAGGCCAGTCCTTGGACGATGCCGTAGTTTTCATGGAGCGTTGCCACGCTTGCTGAGGGCGTGAGCTTGGACACGAACTTGGGTACCTTCTCGATCCATAGGTGACTGTCCGCCACCTTGAATCCGCTGAGGAGTTGCGCCATATCCGGTAAGGATTCGGGCATTGCGAAGAGAAGGATGCCGTCCTTGGTGTGGATAGCGAACCCCCCGTTTACGCCTGGGTCACAGGCTACGATTGTTTTGTTCATTGGTTTTTGTTTGTTGGGACCGAATAGTGAGAGAGTGGCCGACATAGATCCCGGCGATCACGCAGAATGGCAGCAGGACCGCCATGCACACGATTGTGATGACGGTGTTCATAGGATCGTGCATCCAAGTTCCTTGTAGCACTTGATCCGTTTCTTGGAGTGGGCTTGACCCAGAGGATGGAAGGTATCCTTGAAGTCATGGATGATTGCAGTGTCCTTACCTGGTGCCCGCCGCAGCGCACGGCTGGCCCGCTGGATGGTTTTCTGTGCGGACCGCCCTCCAGATACCATTACGAGGGTGTGGACGTTAGGAAGGTCAAGCCCCTCATCGGCCAGCGAGGTGGCGATCATGGTTGAGATGTTCCCTGCCTTGAACTCTTCCATCGCTTCCCGGCGATGCTTCTTCGGCATCTTCGAGTGAACGAGTACGGAGCCTCTCAATGACATGTTGTAATATTCTCCGAGTGTGACTCGGGGAACCAGAACCAGCGTGGGGTATTTAGGACTACCGGATGCGGCCATCATGATCGCCATATCGTTTCTGGCCCTGTTCCCACAGATACCGATCTCAGTGAGTGCTTCCCAAGCGCACATGGCCCGAAGGATGGGCTGACTGACTTGCATGTACCGTTTCCGATCAATGAACAGCCTCTCGATTTGATCATCGATCTTCTGCTGGAGATGTAGGTCAGTGGCAGAGTGCATGTAGATGTTGGCGTGAGCGAGTACACCGGCCAGTTCATCACGACGGATCTCGAACTGGGTATCGCGGAACATCTTACGAAGGATCTCGTTACGCTCGGGATCATCGGACCAAGGAGTCGCGTCGAAGCCAATTCGGATTCCTTTGCAAGATTCAATGATCTTACGCCAGGTGGTCGCCGGCGCATGCTTGCAGTTGTGGACTAGGATTCCGTTGGCGAAGTAATTCTCATTTCCTTCAACCGAGAAATTGTAGACATGATCTTCTCCGCGCATTGCTCGGCTCCAAGAAGGACTTCCTTGTTGGTGAACCTCAACACGCACCACCCGAGTGAATTGAGTGTTTCGGTTTTCTTTTTGTCCGCAGCCTTCCTGCTGATTGAACTGTGAGAAGACCCGTCTACTTCTATCGCCAGCTTCACTAAAGGCTCCGCAAGATCCACCTTGTAACAGTTTGGAACCTTCGCGATTCCGCTTCCCGCTGTCGGTATCGCATACTCCATTAGAAGGTTGCACATGAATGAGAGCGTATGCTGACTTAATGTTGGTCCTGTTCCATTTCCCCCACGAACCTTCGGCTTGTGGTCGATCAGTTTGAGCGATTCCGAGATACGCTTCCTGGTCTGATCGGATACAGTCCTCGCTGACATCCATTTGGAAATCTTGTCGCCCATCCGTTTGTTCGTGGCCGACATTGTTTCCGAACTCATTTTTGAAACCATCAAGTCCCGACACTGAATCGAGCAGTAGGCTCGACCTCGTTTGAGTGCATCCAAACTCTTGTGAGCTGGAGTTCTTCCCATGCATGTGACCGGCGTCTTGCACCATGCACATTGAGTTTCCACGCGCTTTCTCTTCTCGAACCGAAGAACGGTTTTGCATTGCTCGCAAACCGGCTTTCGGGTTGTTGAGAAATGACCGTTTCTTTCGGTCGTCGATCCGCATTCTCTGCATTCCATGTTCATGCGTTGGAATGATGGCAACCACATCGTTTGATGTCAAGCTGGCGGCTGGAACGTAGTCGAACCCATTCCAGAATGGATGACCTGGGGTACAGGTGACTGGCCCGTTTTCAGTCCAAATTGTCACCATCGTGTCAGGAGCCGGTGTCTTGAAAACCTCAAGAACCCTCCGTTTTTCAATGGATTTAGAATCATGGTTATAGGAATCGACAAGGTCTCCAGCCTTGATTTGGCTGATTGGCTTGTCGCCAATTTGAACCCACGATGGGAAACATTCATCAACGATGATCAGGTTCTTACGGGAGAAATCTACGGAGTCATGGGGGCAACGAACCTCGACCCGTGAAGTATCGACTCCTACTGCTATGAGCGAAGCGATTGCTTGCTGGCAGGTCTCACGGGTAGGAGCAAGCCAACCAAAGGTCCACTCGGGCCATCGAGCAAAGTGCTTGATGATGGAAGAGGCGATGACGGTCTTTCCGCATCCAGCAGGAGCGATAATGAGTCCATCGGCTCCAGACTTAGCCCACTCGACGGCTCGTTGCTGGTAGGGACGAAGCAGAAATGCTTGCGTCGAATTGGTTTCGGGATGATCTTTGGTCTGCATAGCGTTCGTTGCGACTATGTTTGTTTGGGACTCGATCACCCCCGGGAGCTGCACCTCCCGGGGGCTTTCGTTTGTAGGTTAGATGGCGTCGAGATCAGCGGGCACTTTCTTCATGCGGCGCACTCGGAAGGTCGTTTGTTCGGCACCATGCTTGTCGGTGTACTTCTCTTCCTCGATCACGATCACGAGGGACAAGCCAACGAATCCCTGCAAGAACCGTAGGAAAGCCCCTCCAATGCTAAAATCGAACTCATCTCCATCGGCGATGTTAGCTTCGGTGGCACTGATGAGTGCCTGAAGCCGCCACATCATGGTGTCCTTGAGAACGAAGCGGTCGCTGATGACTTCGCCCGCTGGCCCCTTGTACCGGAGGGTTGCGACGGCGTTACCGCTCTTGTCGAGTCCATCGTCCTTACAGGAGTTGACGGTGACGGTGTATTCGCCGGGAGCGGCGAACGGCTTAACTTCTGCGGATGCGCGATCTACTTTAAATGTCATATGATTGTGCGTTGGTTGATGTTTGTTATTCGGACTGACGAGCCGCCCACGCGGGCAGCGAGAGTGTTTGGGTAGTGGAAGGGTAACAAGGCCAAGAGTTGAGTTCTTGGCATTCGATAAACGTGCGGAGCTGCTCGTCGATAATGGAGTTACCAAGATCGATGGCCTGCCGGTCGAGTTCGTAGCAGCAGACTCCATAGGGTGCTTCCTTCTCGACTGCGATGAAGATGAACCGGTTGATGCCGGTGATGCGCTGATACCAAGCGGCTTGAACATGGTAGCGGAACTGAGCGCAACTCTTAGCGAACGCCGCGAGGCTGGCGTCTTGGGTGGTCTTGAGGTCGATGATGTAATCCTTGCCGATCCCATCGATACGGGCTTTGACCTCGATGCCGGACCATTCGGCGAAGTAGGAGACCTCGGTCTTGATACCATCCAGTAGGCCAGCAGCAGTGGGATGAGCGTAAACCGCATCGGCTGCTCCGGTGAGGTTGTTCCACTGATCTTGAGGCAGCGGGATCTGTCCGTTGTCGATGATCAGTTGGTAGTCTTCTTTACCCTGCTTGGTGCGACGATCACCAGTGAACATCCTGTAGGTGAGGATAAAGCGTTCCGGCTCCAACACGGCGCAATGGGCGGCGGTACCGAACTCCAGCGCGGGACTGGATTCGTTGCGGGTCTTTCCATCCTGCCAAGAGCGGAAGTGCGCGGGCGACTTGCGGAACTGATCGAGACCAGACTTCGAGAGTGCCTTCGCCTCGTGGTAATCCGCGGCGGGCATGTCGTTCATGATATCAACCATTGGAAACCTCCGTGGTGGCGATCTCAGGGGTGACGATGACGGCGAGCTTGGACAGGATGAGGTCCGGCTTGGAGATGTACTTGGAAGCGACCGCATCGGGGAGATCGCGGAATGTCTGACCATCCTGAATGCGACCGGCTTTGAGGAGCAGGGCGTTAACCTCTTGCTCGCGATCCTCGAACAGGGCTTCGAGTTTGGCGGTGATGTCGAAGCTCTTGGTAGGAGCGACCGATACCTCGGTGAGAGCGGGGGTAAACTCCTCGGTCTCCTCCGGTGTGTAGATGCCGGCCACAACCTCAGGGGCGAGCATGCGAACCGCTTTGGATATACAACGAGCGCGGAGCATTGCGGAAGGATCCTTGGCCCATCCAGACCCCGGCTTGGCGGGCAATAAGCCGGCCATCTTAGCGTCCTCGGTGGTGAAGGAGATCTCGCAAGCGTTGCCGTCGTAGGTCCAGAGGGCGATGGCGGCGCGGGAGTCGAACTGCTTCCAGAGGATCTTGCCTCCGCGGGCACGGTAACCGGCGAGCATTGCGTCTGAGCGCATGCTGAGGGAGCCGTTGATGATGTGGTATTCTCTCTTGAAATCGAACGGGGTCTTCTTCTCGGCGGCGCATTGCCACGCGATAAGCTTACCTTGTTCGACCTTGGTGCAGCCAAGCATTCCGCTGGCCGCGATCCACTCGCCCATCTTTTCAATGGCACTGATGGGGTCTTGGATCTTGGAGTACATCTCGGAGTTATCCGAGGGTTGGGGGGTTGTCGTTGCGATTGAGTTGTTCATTGTGGGTTTTGTCTGAGTAGTTCCTCGATTACATCGGAGCGGACACGGATGGTGCGCTTCGTCGCCTTCATGGCTGGAAGTTTTCCTGACCGGATCCACCGACGCACCGTCTCGGGATGAGTCCCGAGGGCGGATGCGATCTCTTGGACGGTTAGAAGTTTTACGCTCACGCAAGCCAAAGTAGCAGCGTGTTGCAAACTGTCGAGAGTTTTCTTTCGGAAAGTTTACTCGGGGGGTTGTTGGAAGCCCCGGCGGGCTGAGATTGGCGTGAGGGTTTGGCCGGATTCTCGCAGTTCCTTGAGGAAACGGTACTTGCCGATTTCCCCACCTTTCTCGTAGGCGGATCGCAGCAATTTCAGTTTGATTTCATCGGTTCCTTGCTGGTACTGGCCACTAGTAAAGACCCGCTCAGAAAGCCCTCTCCGGTAGAAACCAACGAGTTGAGAATACCGGTCATATTGCTCTGGATTCATCCGCTCAAAAGTTTTGTTATGAAATGTAAGCGAAGGGTTTGGAACCGATGGAATTGCGTTGTTGTCCGCCGTCTTGCGCCAGAGGCGGTAGATCGAGGCGTTGAGAGGATCAGCCTCAATGGACCGACTTTTCCACGCATCGAAGAAATTGTAGGTCCAAGGATTCTCGCCCTTTGGCGTCTGCTCAACAGCATCTCCCCACAAATCCCGGCGCACCGGCATGGAGTTCGGATCCTTTACACCAGGGATGGCCAACCCAAGGGCGGCGTACCTCTGGTTTAGCTCGTTAATCGAATCCTTGATGAACCCTTCGCCGCCAATTGAAGGCAGGTATTCACGCTCGGCACGGCGAGCTGCACCAAGGATATTGGGCGCAAGAGGTGATGCTGCGGTGATCGAAAGATTTTTCACAAATCGATCCAGTGAATTTGATGACTCTTCGGACATCAGCTTGATGAAGTCGCTGGTTCCTTTAAGGAACTGCTGCTCCATGATGAAGTTGATTCCAGAAAGAGCTGCACCTTTTCCAAGCGATAGAAAATCGGGATCACTCGTCTTGGACCGCTCTTGGATTCGACGGGTTGTTCCCACCATTAACCCGATGGCTCCGCTTGTTCCAAGTGCTGACAGATCTTTCACGCTATCACCGGGCCGGAACGATGGGTCTTCTCCTTTAACTAACCGTCGAAGTGCGCTGGTGTTGATCGTACCTGGAGGCATCACGCCACCAGCTTTGGCCAACTCGCGAGCCTTGTTGGTCTCCCCTGGAGTATCCAAATTCGGTGTAATCACACCCTTGTCGTAAAGGTAAGCGTAGGCTCCTGCAACCGTGGTTCCTACGATCAATCGAGCGGTCGCCGTATTGCGCTCTTTGGGAGTCATCTTTGACCAATTCCGAAGTACACCAGCAGGGGTGAACTGGAGGATTTCAGCGGCAACATTGATCGGTGTTTTCTGGAACAACGAGATCAACCGATACGGGATATAGAGAGGGGTTTTTTCTCTTATGAATTGATTGATTCCTGCAACGCCCTGAGTCGCAACATTGTCTTGCTGGAAGATTGAACGGGCGGCTTCGAACTCAATTTGACCAAGATCTTCGGCGGTGAATCCACGTTGGCCAGCAGCTTGAGCCTCATCGGAAATGAGCATTAACTTAGGGTTACGAGTAGCCACACGGATTTGCCCTTCCGATAAACCCCGCTGGCGACCAATCTCTGAAACTACACGGGCGCGTTCAGCCTGACGGAAAGGAACATCGGTCGCTTGAGTCATCCTAAGCATGACGTCTGGAATGACGCCTACCGTTGCTTCGACTAGGTTGCGAATAACTGGTGTTTCCTTGTACTCGCCAGACATGGCTTCAAACAAGTTTCTCCACGCCCTCTGAAAATTAAGTGGATTTCCAATGCTTGTTCCAAGCTCATAAGGATTTCCTTCTGAACCCTTAAGCATAATACGCTTTGCTGTTGGCAGCGATTTTCCAAACGCCTCGATACGCTTAAGTGTTCGTGATCGGATGTCGTATGAGTTGTTCTTTCCTCCAGACAAAGCGGAATCAATTGCCATCGCGGTAAGGTCTGCTAACTCTCTCAATGGGGCGTTGATAGTGTTTCCAAGCACGTTGCGAATAATGGAGATCGGACCCATCACAGATCCTTGAACCATCGACAAAAACAGGTCTGTTGCAGTAGATGGGTTTATGCGAGCAATCTGCTCATTTAACACAACATCAGCTTCAGATCGAAGAGCATCGGCCATGTCTGCGAGACCAGACGCAATTCTCTCTCCACGGACATCTCCTTTGTTAGCTGCATCTGTCATCAGGATCTCAGCGCGTTTAACGGCATCAACAGCACCGCGATACTGATCCATTGAATTCCCCAGTTTAGTGGCCTGCTCAGGAGTGATCATCCTTCCACGTTCAGCCATCGATTTCGTGACCAACTGAACCACTCCTTCGCGAGATGCTGACTTCAGTAGCTTGAATTGGTTGATGAGCTGACCCCAAGTGGTTCCGCTTTCAGCCAAGGTAAGCGATAGATCCGCAGCTTCTTTGGTGCGACCTTCATTGATCAACCGGTTGAACAGTTCCATTCCCGAAGCAACGCGGGTATTGGACTTAGCATTTCCAAGATCAGCATTAAGCTGTTCAGGGGTTGCAACCGATACTTGATCGACCACTTGTTCAACATTCTGCGGCAGATATGAAGCACGGGGCGATTTCGCTACCGATTCACGAATAACCGGAGGAACACTTGGGGCGGCGGCAACGCGCTCAGCAAATGCGCGAGGTTCCATTTTCGGAGGAGCTTGAATTTGTGATGGTCGTTGGATTGTTCGCGTGAGTTGGTTTGCAAACTCAGCCTCATCAAAATTCTCTTTAAAGTTCTGTTGAGCGTAACGTAATCCAGCAGCAGCGGCGTCAGCAATAGATCCTCCAGCGCGGATAATTTCTTGAGCTACAGTCAATGCCCCATTCCAAGCTGAACCCATAAGCTGTGGGAACGGATTCATACCAAGCCCAGGTTCTACATTGGTACGAAGACCTTCTAATTTTTCAGCAACACCCTCAGCTTTCTTCCGGAACTTACCTTGAGTCTCTTCCAAAGATTTCTGCCATACTTCGTTAAAAATCGTGCGTTCAGCAACAGGCAACCCAACCTCCTTGCGACCAATACCAATGGCCTTCTCAATGCTTTTTTTTGTAACCTGAGCGGATTCTCCACGAAAAGCTCCAGACTCTAATGCTTCCGAAACGGCTTCAGAAACAAGCCGCTTGTCACGCGAAGCAAGTGCGCGACTCAGCTTCTCATCAACCGTTTCAAGAGGAGTAGATGTTTGGGCAGCAGATTTATCTTCAGCAGCGATTCGTTCGTCACGAGCTTTAAGACGTTCAGCAAGGATTTGATCCTGAGTCTTTAGTGTATCCGGAGCCTCATCAATTACTTCACTGATAGGAATTTTGCCGCCTTCAGCCGCAGCGCGTGGACCTTCTCCAATCACTTCTGGTTGATAGATAAACGGCTCATCGGGGTTCATCTCGGCAATCAGTTCTCGGAACTGAGTCTTGAGATCACGCACCGGAACGATGCGATCCATCTGATCGATGAGTCCACTGACTTGGCCGATGGCTTCCCCAACGGTCTGTTTTCGAGAAGCAAGGTTATCAAGCACATCAGCTTGAGTTACACCTTTCCCGCGCATGCCAAACGAGCGGGCCGCTTGAGTGCCAAGACCGGCTGCGAAGAGAGTTCCAATAGCCGCTTCGTATGAAGCCTTGAGCTTCTGCTCTGGAGTAGCTTCTGGATCAGCGATGGTCTGCAATGCAACACCGGTTGATTCAGCGGCACCACGGGTTACCTCGGGAGCAAGAACAGCGGGGATGGCTTGGCCAACTTGCTCAGTTGCACGAGCCGCCTCTCCAGCGCGAGTAAGATCCGCAATCTGTGCAGCGCGAGCAGCAGAAGGGGCTGTGGCTTCAGCAAATGATTCAGTGGCGGCAGCAACCGATCTAGGAATTTGAGTGGCTTCTTTAGCAGCACCCGCAATCCCCATCGTCATCAGATTCATCGGGGAAAGAAGATCAGCAGCAACTTGGCCTGCTACTTCTCCTGCCGGACGAGTCACTGACTGCGGAATTGATCGAAGACCAGGAGTAACTATTCTCGCAATGTCAGCGGCTTTTGCACCTAGAGACGCTCCCAGTTCGCGTTTTTCAGGAGAAGCGGACAAGAGGGCCATGATACCTTCCTTGTCGATACGGGATGCGCCTTCGAGCATTCCCTGCTTTGGTTCTCCACCAGTGACTTGCTGGAGAACTCTTCCAGCGGTTGCGACATCTTGGGGGGTTGGACCACCAAACGCCAACGGAGCGACAAGACGAGCCAATGAAGGGGCCACAGACTTGGCCTGCTCGTACAAGCTAGGAGGAGCCTGGAGAACTGGTGCATCTGGATATTTCTGTTTGCCAGCAAAAGCGAAGGCCCGCTCGACATCTTCCTTTGTCGGGGGCCTGTCGCCTTCCAGCTCAAGAGTTACTCCAGTGGCATCCTGAGTGACTTCGTAGATAGGCATATTATTTCATTCTGACTTTAAACCCCGGAATATCAGTCGATTTCTCTTCTTCAGGCTTTTTAGTTGCTCCAGCGGGCGGAGGCGCACCGAATCCTTGTCCTTGATTTGAAAACAATTGTTGAAGAATCTTTTGTTGTTCAGCAATAGGAACTGGTTTCTTGAAACGAACAGTAGGTTGCATCTGACCAGTCAGAGAATCCGTTGAATATGTAACTTCATACGGGGGCTCTTCAGAAGGCTTCTGCTCAAGAAATTGCTTGAGCTGAGGAATCTTATTTGAAAGCTCAGATATCTGATCAGCAGTGCCTCCAACAGTTCCATATCCTGGAACATTGATTTGAGTGTACCCTGACTTTATTTTCTTGGCCTCATCTTTCTGTTCCTGTATGGCCTTCTCGTAAGCAGCCTGTTCCTCAAGAGATTCAATCGGCTCCAAGGCCGGTATAGGCATGGCCATTGATCCGCCAAGCTGGTACTCAGGACGAGCCTTAAGTTGGCCAACCAATGATGGACGTAGAGTTTCGCGCTTTTCACCGGCTTCTTTTGCCCGAGTTTCTGAAGCAGCTTTATCGCGGGCAGCGATTAATTTAATCTCGTCCTGAAGCCTCTGCTGCCGTTCAGCTTCCATTCGACTGCCCAACCTTTCTTCATTCAAAGACTTCAAGTTTTCTTCCATCAACGCCCGCTTCGCATAGTTCCGATTCCGGATGTCCTCGTTGGTCCCGGTGAACTCGCCGGCAATACCTCCGGTAAGCATGGAGAGCCCCTTCATGAAAGGGTTGATGCGCTGATTGGCCTGCCGCTCAAGCATAGCCCTGATGTCCTCGTTTTCTTCTCTGGTAGCCATAAGATATTATTTAGTAACCCTGCAACGACCGCATCGCACCCCGTCTCCTGAATCCGCTCATGGCGGCATTCATGATCTGATCGGGATCGTAGTTGATGTACCTGTACCTATCCTCTTGTTGTTGGGAGTTGGCCAGCAAGTCAGCGTAGAGCTTGGCGAAAGGATCGGCCTGACGATCGGGTAGAGGAACCTCCTTGGTTCCCTTGGTGGGTATGACAACTTCACGCCTTACGAGAGGAGTGACTGGCTCCCTAGTGGGAAGGGGGGTTCCGGTGTAGGTGCCAGTGCCGGTTCCGGTGCCGGTGCCGGGTCTAGCTCCGCCACCGGGAGGAGTTGTGGTCGTGCCACCGCCAGGAGGAGTAGTCGTGGTTCCACCACCGGGAGGGGTGGTTACAACAGGAGTAGTTACGTTTATTGGAGGGGTTTTTACAAAAGGTATCCACTTACCATTTTCCCAATCCCAAATATTACCCTCACCATCAGGATAAACATCTCCAACTTTTATTCCACCAGTTCCTGGAACAACCGTTCCTTCAGTTACACCTTCAGGAGTTACTATTAGTTTTCTGGGTGGATTACTACTCGCTATTGTCCAAGGCGAATCCTTAAACTCATCACCCGGTTTAACTTCTGGTTTTGGAACATAACCAGGGGTAACATCAGTGGTTCCACCAGGACCAGCCACACCAGGACCAGCCGTTACATTCCCTCCAGTGTTATCAAACCCACCTACGCTGGCGGTTGGCGGTTGAGCCGCTCCAACTGGTTGATATGCTCCAACTGGTGATGGCGTAAAAGGTGTTGAACCAACAGATGTATCTGTTGTTTTTGTTGATATAAACGGCAACTTTAGGTTTGGATTTTCCCTTAAATCAGGAACGCCTGGGTAGCCTGGAGCACTCGGTACTATAAAATCAACTTTTCTAGTTTCGCTGTTTATATAACTGATGTTTCCATCTGTATCGATACTTTGTCTGTAAGTAGGAGCGCCTCTTCCCGGGATTAAAATCGTTTTTCCGCGAGTAATAAATTCTTCAGGATGCGACGAAGGTGTTTGGCCTGCCGTAAGATCCTCAATCTGCTTTGGAGTCAGATAATCAACCCCAACGAATCCCCCTGCTTGGTGAGGTGGAACAAGACCTTTAACTCCATAGAAGTCCTCAGTCTTCGGATCCAGCGGGGTTCCGATTCCTGTTCTTATAAGCGCATCCTGCTCATCCGTATTCCCAATGTTGATTCGATCAACAGGTTGATCTCGTATGTTGTAATCGATGTTTCCAAAACCTACGTCTGAAGGAGCAGCCTGAAACTCAAAAGCTCCAGTTCTCCAGTTGTATGGAGCTTCTTGTCCATACGCATCAGTGCCATAAAAGTCTGTGTCCCCAATTCTAACACCTGCCATTCCTGGGACTAAATCTCCCATTTTTAATCCAGGGAATCCCGGGAACTCATCTACGGCATTGGCCTGATTTAGGTCTTGAGCCAGATTATCGATTGCGTCAGGCATATATCAGTTTTTGGGGATTACGCTGTTGATTCGAGCTATCATCCAGTTGGCCACAAGCTTCTTGACCTTGGGCTTGTCCTTGAGCCACTTCGCAAACTTCTCGGCGTTGCTGTCGTAGAAGCTCTTGAACCACTTGGGTCCAACGAGTTCCTTCCAGAAGTAGAACGCCTCCCACTGATCGGGGATACACTCACGAGCGACGAAGCATCCGCCAAGCCCGAAGCCCGCGTAGGATGATCCAAGGTTTCCGATCGCACCAGCATACCCTTGGAACTGGTTCATGAAGGAGTTGGCTTGATCGGACTTGTATTGATTCTCAGCGTTGGTCAGCGCAAAGCCAGTGCCCATCTTCATCAGGTCTCCAGGGCTAGATAGCTGCATTCCCTGAGTATACTGAGGAGTAATAAACGGAGAAGCACCCTGCTGAAGACCACCTAGCTGGGCAGCTTGGGATGATACGGGCTGGAGTCCTAGGGCGGACTGGACGTTGGCAATGTTCTGCTGGCGACCAGACAACATCTGCTGCTGAGAAGCCATCTGGCCTGCAAAGCTCTGTTGCGCCGCGGTGTTCCGCTGACCGGTGGCCGCAAGGATGTTCTGGAAGGCTTCTTGTGCGTTCCGATTGGCAGTATCGCTCGTGCTTTGACCGCTCTGAAGCAAGCCCATCGCAGCGTTCCAGCGTTGAGAGTTTGCGTTTCCAAGAGCATCTTGAATTGCGATCGACTCACGAAGAGCCGAAGGATTGCCAAGAACATTGCCAATGGAACTACCGCGAGCGCGAGCGGCCTGTTGGACCCGTCGCTCCATGCTTGGATCCAGAGTGCCAACCTGAGAAAGACCCTGTTGGATCTGACGTTCAAGCTCGCTACGAATCAACTGAGAAGCCCCTGTATCCTGTTGGGCACCGGGCATCCCAACCCTCTCGTAGGTAGGCGATTCTACCCGCGTATCCGGAGCGGCGGCATCCCCCTTAACATCGCTGAGGAACTGCTCATAGAGATCGAACTTCCGAGGATCAAGAGCCTCTAGCTCGTTTCGACGCTGTTGGGCAAACTGAGTTCCATACTGCTTTGCAAGGTCAAGCTGTTTGCCAGTAAGCTCAGGGGCAATTGCAGCAGCAGCCCTTGCAAATGTTTCAGCTATCTGAACATCACCAATTGGCTTGTAGCCAATGATATTACCAGCTTTATCTTTTTGAGCACCGCTAAAATCGTATTCCTTTCCGTCATAAGTAACGGATGTTCCAAGCCTAGCGGCTGCATCTAATGCCCTTAGCTTTGGATACGTTTCAGCTTGGGCTTCTACAGCCTCTCTGTTAGCGGCTGCTAAATTCGGTGCCTCATATCTATCTCCTCCCATAAGTAATCCTTTCGTTCATAATCAGTTTATAATACCTGTTAAAATCGTACAAACGGCAAGCTCCTTTATAAAAACCACCAAGCTTGGTTACGTTTTTAGAGCATAACCGCATCATTCCCATCCAAAGAGATTGAACCGCATACGGCTCGGTGCCAATGGCGATTTCAACCCAAGCAATATGACCATCCGGAAAGTTGTTGTTAATATCCTTGGATTCCTCAATTGAGTTTAGGAATCTAACGGCTCCAACACCAACGCACTTTCCTTCATCGTTGTTAACAATTCCAAACAGTTTCTTAGAACTAAAAATACAGATCCAATTAAGAATCTGATCCTCAGTCCATGACGAAAAAGCTGGCCAATGCTCTCGCAGTAGCTTGGCCGCTTCAATGTTTGTTGGATGTGCGGTCATTGCTGAGGACGCACAGAATCGACGAATCCGGAGAGAATAGTGGATTGCAGAGACAGGCGACCAGCGTCTGCGGTTACCTTGAATTGCAAAGTATTCCAGCGGCCTTGGCTTATCAGGTTGTAAGCCTTCAGGAACTTCTGGCTTGAGGTGATCGCCAGCGCGGAATCGAGCGTCACGAATGTGTCCGACATATCCTTGGCCAACGACACTGCGGCGGTCGTGGTGGCGGTAGTGTACGGGTTATCGAAGGCGAACTGAACGCTGTACCCAATCTTGTCAGGGATAGGTTCGTTGAGGTTGTAAGCCTTGGTGATCACCGTGGATTCGTAATTCGCACCGCCATCGGTGTATGCGGAGCTTGAGACCGGCGACAACCGGCTGTTCGGGAGGTAATCGTTGAATGACCAGACCTGGCCCGCTCCCGCTGACACCGAGATGATGTCGCCGGCAAACATGAGGACGGGTCCAAATGTTGAGAACGAGGTTGGGATGAAGTCGTTAACGATCCAGTTGTCCCAGTAACCAAGCCAAGAGCGGGCCAGTGAGTGGTAGACGATGACCGCGTTGTTCTCGTTGAGCGCACCTTCGAGTGCGATATCGACGCTGTTCTCGGTCAGGAGCGCGTACTCGCTTTCGATTCCGAGGATCGCTGGTTCCTCGGCAACGAACGGAACCGCCAACAGATAGCGGTTGTTCCAGAATACACCGTCGCAGAGATCGAGCTTGGTCTTGTCGATGCGACTGATGAGGTCGTTGATCGGGCTGGAGAGCGCGAGACCTACGCTAGTCTGGGTACCGGCTTGGATCTGCTGGAGAGATCGGATGCCGTCGCGAGAGAAGAAGAATACGTCAGGACCAACCGCGGTGATGGACCGGTGCGATGAGCAGCCGATATTGCCGCTGATGAGTGATATGGTCCAATCGGCAGCATCCTGCGTAGGATCGGCATTTACGCTCCAAATAGAGCGTTCCTTGAAGACGATGAGTTGATAGCCGAACCAAGAGTAGAGGCCCTTGATGGGATCGCCATCGCCACCGATCCGAAGAGACCCGAGAGGATCCCAGGATTCGCCATCGAGGATATCCGAGAAGTAGAGGGTATCGGGCTGGATGGATGGATCCGCGGAAACTGCGAACAACCGATTGGTATGGGTGGTTAGATAGATCGGTTGGGCAGGAGGCGTGAGCGATACAAAGGCTTTGGCGTGAGACGAGGCGGCAGGAGAAATAGTAATCGCTGGAGCGGTCGTATAGCCGCTGCCAGGATTGGTGATCGTTATGAATACGAGATTACCATCGTTAGCAACAACCGCAGTGGCCGTAGCCGTGATGCCGCTGGGAGGGGCTGCGACGGTTATCGTTGGAATGGAGCCGTGATTCGATCCCTGATTGATGACATCGATGCGGCTGATCTTGCCGGCTGTGGTGGAGCTGTCGAGGTTTGAGCTTGAGACGTATTTCAGCGTTCCGAGACCGTCTGAATAAAACAATTTGTCATTTAATTGAGCAAAATAGACGTAGGAAGCGGCAGCGTTGAGCGTTGATCCCGAAATCAGGTTGTAGGAAACGCCGGGTGACCCGTAGTAGAGGCTCTTGGTAGAGGTGCTAAGGTCATTAACAGCGATGACAAGGCGTTCGGAAGCGGCTGTATCGAAGTAGAAACCGGACAATACCGTCGCGTTGATTGGAAGGTTACTGCCAAAGTTGGAAGTCGTTGACTCCCAGTTGGTGATGACGTCTTCCCAGTTGGCGGTGATGCTGTTGCCTGCCAGTGAAACGGCTCCTAGACGGGTGACGAGATTGCCGAAGTCGTCATAATCCATGTTGATGGCCGATTCCATGCTGGTTGCAGGAATGCCATCGGGACGAGTGGCTGAAATTACGCCGGTCGAAAACCCAGTGCTTCCATCCAGAAGCATCTGGTCATCGAGAGCATCTGAGGATTGGAATGGCATGGCGGACTACAGGATGTCTTGGAACGTGTAATCGTACAAGCTATCTGGGATGATGCGGCTGATTTGCTGTTGTTGGCCGCGTTCCATGTCTTTCATGATGGAGACCTGAGCGGCTCCTTCTTGGAACTTGGCTTGGGCTTTACCGTACTGCCGAGAGTATTCGAGGAGATCGCCTTCAGTGTAGGCCATTAGAGCGTTCTCTACGCCTCGCAACTCAAAGTTGGTATCGTTGGAGATGGTTACCGCCTCACCGAACTGCCGCATCTGCGACTGTTTCTTGGCAAGGATGAACAGGGTGCCATCGGCATTGGGCGTGGGAACGAGCTTGATGCGCGGAACACCGGCCTCGCCATAAGCTCCACCGATCAATCGAGTCCAGTTAACAAAGTTGCCGGGGGTGGCTTTACGGCTATCGACGTTGTTCCAAGTGTTGGGATCGAGCTGGAAGAACGAGACCCATTCCGCGGCGGGCACTTCGATGCCATCGGTATCTCCGGTGACCGTGAAGCGAATGGCTACGGGGAAGTCGATGAAGGTATTGTAACCGGTCCCTGAAGCGTAGGCGGAGGCGACGTAATCCGAGAGGGTGATCATCTCATCGCCGGCGGTGACCGGATGAGAGATAATGCCGAGGGTATCGTTCCACAGGCAGGAATCCCAGATCATCGAGTAGCGGCGGATACAGAACTTCTTGGCCAACGCGATGGTGGCCGAGTCTGTGAACGACAGCTTGTCGCAAGCCGCTTGAGCCGCTTCGGAGGGTTTCATGCGAAGTATTCTTGCAAGATCATTGAGGAGCTGGCGCGGGCAGCGGAAGATGAGTTAGCTCCATTAATCACATCTTGATACGTCTTATTAACCCACATTGACGGGAACGTAGCACCAGTTGCATACAAATGGATCCTGTAAGTAACAGCAGATGCGGATGCAGGTGAATCAAGAATCTGGATAAACTGGCTACTAAGGAACTCAGTGCTGTAAGCAGCACCAAGTCCAGTGAACGGTGCAATACCATACAAGTTGGAACCAACATTGTTAGAACCAATCTCTACGTTGTTTCGAGTAACTCTGAATGCTCCGAATTGTGAATTACTTATGCTAGTATAGTTGATCGCTATAGTAACCAACACGGTTGAAGCTATAGACCTAG